AGGGGAATGGATCAAGATCGCCGCAGGCCTCGGAGAAAATGCCAAGTATGATGATTGCGCCGTTGTAAGTGAAGAAGACTATGAGTTCAAAGCAAGGGCCATCGGCGTTACCCTGGGCTACCAAGACAGCGATGTCTCAGGTATAGCTAAAATAAAGATACGGCATACTCAGCTTGCAAACACGGCTGACTATACTCAATATGTAGAATTGATTTATAACCCCAAGAAGACGCGGAATTTTAGCTTTGATGAAGATCTAATGCACTTTGCCGGACGGAAAAAGCCCGTAGTCGAACGTGGTGAGCATGAAGACGCAAATATTATGTTGTCGTTTATTGTCCGTGATTCCGAAGAAGTTGAAAAGCTAATCGCCCTGATCAAGCAGAGGCAGACAATACTCCTTAGGGACAGCCGGAAAAAGAAAATGTATTTAAGCATAAACAATTTACAAATTCAAGAGGATTGGATGACTCGGAGGCATGAAGTATCGTTTACGGTTAATGAAGTTGACTTCCAGGAAGAGATAAAAGAGGTAGAGTAGCTATGCCGATTATAAGAGGAACCTTGTTTCCCTTTCTCTTCGGTTCCAAGTTTGGGCCTGATGAGAAGAAGTTTATAACCAAAGAAGATGAAAAATATATACTCCATGCTCGCGACGGCGACAGAAATATTATTTTTGAATACGCTCTTTTGGATGCTGAAGATAACTTCAAAAAAAAACTTGATTCGGTAATTTCCTGCAGAATTGACTATAAAAGCCTTTCTTCGTTAAAACTTAGTGCAAATATCCGGATCAAAGAAGACGTTGACATTGATTATTTAAACGACCGGATCCAGCCGATTATAAAGTTCCAAAAAGGTGAAGCAGTGCTCAGCTTCCCCCTGGGCATACTGCTCTTAAACAGCCCGACCAGGAGAGACCGTAAAAATGCCGTATACCGGGAAATCGAATGCTACTCTAAGCTGCAAATCCTTCAGGAAGATAAATTTGGGGAACGATACTTTATTTCTGCCAGCACAAACTATACAACGGCGGTCTCTCAGATCATAACCAGTGCGGGAGAGACAAAAATTAACATCGTTCCATCTACGGCTATACTACAGACAGATAAAGAATACGACATTGAAATGTCCAAGCTGGAAATTATAAACGAGCTGCTAAGCGAAATAAATTACAATTCGTTGCGGGTAGACGTAGACGGATACTTTATTTCAGGGCCTTATGTTTTACCTGTGGACCGGCAAATCGAATATGAATATATTGATGATGAACTGTCCGTAATTGTGCCGGAAGTGCTGGAGGAGCTGGACCTGTTTAACGTCCCCAATGTATTCGTTCGCTACTTAAACAATCCGGAAAGACCTCCGCTCCGCAGCGTATATATAAATGACAATCCTGATTCGATCACATCAACGGTAAGCAGGGGCCGGAATATCGTCGACATCCGGGCCGTGGAGGATGTAGCTTCCCAGGAAGCACTGGACGACCTCACACGCAGGGACGCTTTTAACGCTTCACAGGTATACGGCCATGTGGAATTCGAGACGGCGATCATGCCCTTCCATGGCTATATGAATTGTTTGTTTTTACGTTACCAGCCTTTAGGGATTGAAGATAAATATATCGAAACAAGCTGGAGTATTGATTGCCGGGCTGGCGGTAAGATGCAGCATACCGTTAGGAAAGTGGTGAATATCTAAAGTGAACTTAAAATTTGCAACGGTGCAGGAAATAATAGCTGGGGGCCTTAAGGTTAAGTTCCACGGCGAGACAGTAACCAGCACTAAAGCGTATAAGAAGCTGGTAAGCTACACCAGCCCGCAGATTGGGGATAGCGTTGCTATGTTATCTGTAAGCGGAACATATATCATCTTAGGGGAAGTGGAATAAGGGGTGAGAAAATATGATTACCCGGCAATTTAACGTGATGCTCGATACAATGAACCTTTCACCGCTGCAAAGCAATATAACTGTCACACAGAACGACAAAGACGTTGATACGCTGATTATCAAGGTTAAAAAAGGTGAAGATGAGATCGATTATGAAGAAATTGATCACGCAAAAATCGTATTCGAGACAGGGAACAAAACCGTAATCACGAAGGATTTAGAGAAAGCGAGTGACCGTTTTACATGCGGCCTGGAGACTGAGGAAACATCTTTTCCGGGAGCTGTTCTGGCCATCGTGCACCTTTACGGCGCGCTGGGGGAGCGGATCGCCACGGCAAAATTTACTTTTACAGTAGAACGGGACTTGGGAGGTAGTTTATAATGTTAGACTTAAACGCTAAAAACCTTGCGCAAACAGAGTTAGCGGAAAATATAAGCGATGAGGCAGTTTCTTTTGTTGTCAAAGACGCTTCGGTGTTGCCCGATGCTCCGTTTAGAGCTTTCATCTTCAGGCAGGACGCTCAAGGCGAAATCACAGCTTTTGAAGTAGTCGAGGTAGGGAGCGCAGCAAGCAATACCCTGTCCAATGTAGAGCGCGGGTTGGAGGGGACAACTGCCCTGCCCTGGAGCTCCGGGGATAAGTTTGCGAATGTAATGACAGCTGAGATGTATACAGGATTAGCCGCAGCAATTAAGTCGCATTTGTCCGATTATGCGACATTAAAAGCCATTATAGGCTACACGGACAATGATATATACGGCATTGAAGTAGATATACCTAGTAATGCAACTACTAGACTGGCTGGTGCAGTTGGGAAAGTAGCAGGTGCCGATTTCGATAATATTAATGCTTTCAAGCGTAGAAGATGTATTGTAGCAGATGATAGAACTGTTTTGGCTTATCACGGTGATGCGGGCTATACAGAAACAGGAAAAACTACAGTGCAGATAGTAAAGAATGAAACAACATATCCTGTAGGCACCCATGTTCAAGTAATGGTGGAGCAACCTAAGTTTTATTATAAACGAGTGCCTTTGCAAATAGAACCTATTGCAAATGGCGTTGGTTCACACTTGAGAAAATGGCGGGATTATATATGTGATTACCCCATTTACGATTTTAAAGCCCATCCTTGTTTTATTAGGGATGGACGGGAGTATAATTACATTTACTACCCTGCTTACGAAGGTTGTATTTACGATGTATCGGCATCGAAGTATTTGACAGCAGATGAACAAGTGGCAGACTTTGATGTAGATAAACTATCCTCTATTGCAGGAGTAAAACCTGCTAGTGGATTAACGCAAAGTCTAACTTTACCCAACACGAGAAAGCTAGCAAATAATCGTGGCGAAGGCTGGCAACAGATGGATGTTCTTGCGCATTATGCCGAAGCAATGCTGATGTCTATTGAATATGCCACTTTTGATTTTCAAACTGCAATAGGTAGAGGAGTAGTAGACAAAGAAACTGGTACGGGCAATGAATCTGTAAACACAGGTGCAACCGCCAACTTGGGTAATAGTAGTGGTATGGCAACTGGTACTAACGGATTAGTATCTGTATCATATAGGGGCAGAGAAAACCCCTGGGGGAATATCTGGATATGGAATGACGGACTAAATATTGAAGCAAAAAGTATACATGAGGCGTATTGGGCAGATAGTGGGTTTGCGTCTGATATAAAAACATCTCCATATAAAAATTGTGGTTTTACTTTAGCAAAATCAAACGGGTATATTAGTGCAATAGGATATTCTCAAGAATGTGATTTTATGTATATCCCAAGTGAAACGCTCGGGGCAGAAAACAGACCATTAAATGATTATTTTTATCAAAATTACACACATGACGGGTTCTTGGTCGCTCTTCTGGGCGGCTTTTGGGGTAATAGGTCGTATGCGGGGGCGTTCTATTTGAATGTGTTTAATGGTTCGGGTTATCGGAATCGGTATATCGGCGGTGGCCTGCTTTGTTTGCCAAAAAAATAGCAATTAAAAATTGATAGGTTTAGGCGAGAAAACATAGGTTCTTAGTCACTCATCTAGGCAGCAATTGGAATAATGAGTCGAATGCAGGGACGTTCTATTTGAATGTGAATAATAATTCGGGTAATCGGAATCAGAATATCGGCAGTGACCTACTTTGTGTTTGCATCTATACTGTGGAAAGTTTTCTTGCCTTGGCTCTTGCCAAAACACGCAACAGAAAAAAGAAACCGTGTTGGTAGGTTGATTCTCGAAGGCTCGGTTTTAGAACACAAAGCAGAAGGTGATAAAAACAATAATATGAAAAGACATGGTAATATTTATGGACAAATTTATAATTATGAAAATCTAAGATTGGCTCATAAAAAAGCTAGGCGCAATAAAACCTTTTATCAAGAAGTAAGAATGGTAGACAATAATGAGGAAAAGTATCTTAAAAGCCTTCAAGCTTCCCTGATTAATAAAACTTACCGCACATCAAATTACGAGGTATTTATTAAAAACGATAGTGGTAAGGAAAGAGAGATTTATAAACTTCCTTATTATCCTGACAGGATATGTCAATGGGCTATAATGTTGCAAATTGAAGATATTTTATTGAATACTTTTGTTGATTTTAGTTGTGCATCTATACCATATAAGGGCACTCATTATGCTTTAAGTTTATTAAATAAGTACATGAAAGACAATGAAATCTCCAGATATTGTCTTAAATTAGACATAAAAAAGTTTTTCCCAAACATAGACCACCAAATACTTAAAAAGCTGCTTAGAAAAAAGTTCAAAGACCCTGAATTGTTGTGGTTGTTAGATGAAATTATAGATAGCATACCGGAAGGCAAGGGTGTTCCGATTGGAAATTATACAAGTCAATATTTTGCAAACTTCTATTTGACATATTTTGATCACTGGTTGAAAGAAGTTAAAAGGGTTAAGTATGTCATTCGATATATGGATGATATAGTTATTTTGCATAATGATAAAAAATATTTACACGAATTAAGAAGGGAAATAGAGCGATACTTATGGGAGAATCTAAGGCTTGAGCTAAAAGGTAATTATCAAATGTTTCCCAGTAGGGTTCGGGGCATAGATTTTATTGGGTATAGGCATTTTGGCGATTATATATTATTGCGAAAATCTACAGCTAAACGGTTAAAAAAGAAAATGCGTAAGATTTTGGTGAAAGTAAAATCTGGGCAGCAAATGTCTTATTCAGAGTGGTGTAGCGTTAATAGTTACAAGGGTTGGGTAATGTGGTGCAACGGGTACAATTTAACGCAAAAACATATAAAACCGTTAGAGCCATATTGTGAGAAATATTATCAGGAGGTGGTTTTAGGTGGCAAGAATAAAAGGAACACAAGAGCAGGTTAAGCCCGTAGAAGTCATAAAGAATAAGGTATATATGAGAAGAAATATTGTTCGCACTGAGGAAGAAGGTGATGAGGGATTTAGTGGTTGGGAGTATGATGAGATTGAAGTTCCAATAGCTGAATATATGTCCTACATGGAATTATTGGGACAGCAGAATACTGATTTAGAATTGCATGTAATTGAACAAGGCCAATATATTACAGATTTAGAGTTACGAATATTAGAATTGGAGGCAAGATAATATGTTTAATAATTTAAAAAGCAGGTACGAAAAGGGTTGGGTAAGAGTTGACCAGCTACAGAGATATGTAAAACTAAAAATTATTACAGCAGAAGAATTTAGATTAATTTGTAATATGGAATACGAGGCTTAGGGTGTAGGACATTGAAAAGATTTTCAGACTTTGCCTCTGATGAGGTTAATGCTCTCGTTGGAGACAAAATTAAGATTGAAGAAGTGTTGGAAAAAGAAATAGAGGTAATAGGATATGAAATATCAGACAGTAAGTATCAAAAAAGCGGAAATGATAAGGTGTTAACATTGCAATTCAAACTGAACGGCGAAAACAGAATACTATTTACGGGGTCAAAAGTATTAATGGGGCAGGCAGAAAAATATAAAGACAAGATGCCCTTCTTGGCCACAATTAAAAGAATTAATAGATTTTATACTTTTACGTAATGTCGTCTTAGGTTCATAAAGCGACGTAGCAAGTAGATATTTAAGAAGGTGTTTAAATGGGGTAACCTTACAAGATTTAGCTAAAACATTTGTCGACG